ACTCGATCACTTGCTAGGGCAGTTTTTTCTTCTGCAATAGCGGAAATTTCTGCTTCAACTTTTTCAGAAATAAAGTTGTCAACTGCTTCTACGATTTGACTTTTGTCATGATCGTATCGCTGTGCAAACTCTTCTCTAAGTTCCGCAGTAAGTTCTTCTCTTGCTTCAGAAATTTTACCTTCCCAGGCTTCTTGAAGAGCAGACTTAACATCTTCTGTTAATTCCGCGTTCTCAAGTAGTTCTGTAAAATTCACTGTCATAGTAGTCTCCTACTTATATTTTTAATTCGTTGATGAAACCAGTGATTGCTTTCATCAAGTGTTTCTCTGCACTTTTATCATGTGTTAATGCAGAAGCAGTCTCAAACATTTGAGCGCCGCCTCGCATATTAAATAAACTCTCATATATAGTTTTTGGATAGGCATCAGGTGCACTTGGTTGTGCCACAATGTCCACTGTTACAATATCAAAGTCGCTGACCTGTCCACTTCCGCCGACATTTCCGCTACCTCTACTGCTTACACCAAGATTTGCTCCTGCAGTTAATAATGCTCTTGCTATATTACCCATCGGTGTATCTATAATTTTAAGTTTTCCAAGACCGTTTGCATCTTCACAATACATGTCAGTAATTATATGACTAACACGGTCTAAATTTATTTGTAATTCTTCAGGGTGATCTAACTCACCCATCACAGTCTCGCCTTTTGACAAACGAGTCTTTACACTATCAACAGCCTTTTGTATCTCATCCTTGGGATATACTCTACCATTTTGGTTTTTTACATCACCTTGAATGAATAAACCAGCCATAAATAAGTCTTTACCATCTTTGGATTCCATTACCTGGACTCCAGATTGCTCAGGACTTAAATATTCGTATAGTTTATTGGCCATTGTTTACTCCTATCAGTAAAAAGACTTACGCCTTTTTAGGTTCAACGTTAATGTTGTCTGATGGTGTGTGATCTTTAGCAGATTCGCCTTTTACGCCATCGCTACCGTCATTTATAACTGGTGCTTTAACGTCGTTACCAACTTTAGTAGGTGCTGGCATTTTCATACCATCTTTAGAATCTTCGTCTCCGCCTTTTGGATCTGCAACTTTATCTGAAAGTTTAGTTGCTTCTTCAACAACTTCTTCAGAATCAGCAATTTCTTCGTCTAGATCATATTCAACTGATTCTAGATCAAGTTCGTCGCCCATTTCGTCTGCGTCCATTTCTGCTTCTTCGCCGTCTTCCATGTCGCCTTCTTCGTCTGCTAACAATTTTTCGAATTCTGCTTTTAATTCTTCAAGTTCGTCCTCAAGATCGTCGACTTTATCTTCTAAGTCGCCTTCTTCTTTTGGCTCGTCTTCTTCTTCGTCTGCTTCAAAAGTATCTGCTTCGATTTCTTCTTCATCAGCTCTAATTTCATCTTCTAAAGATGCAGTTTGATCGATTTCTTCTTCTACTGCTTCTTCTTCAGTTTCAGCGGTTTCTTCTACTGCTTCTTCTTCTGATTCTTCTGATTCCTCAACTGCTTCTTCTTCTGACTCAGTTGCTTCTTCAACTTCTTCTGCATCTGCTGATGAATCTTCATCTAAAATGTTTTCATATTCAGCTCTTGCTTTTGCAACAACATACTCATGAAGCATTTCTTCTGCTTTTTCATTCTCTTCAGCAAGGAGAAGTTCAAGAATTTCTTCTAATTTGTTTCTTGATTCTGACATTGTGGTCTCCATTTGAAAATTATTTTACAGGTCACAGATATAGTCATCCGTGATACTGCTTGTTTAGTACTTAGTGGTATGTTGTGTTTTTATGTTAAAAACGGTGTGAATCTGATCATTTTGATCAAAATTGATGTATTTTACTATTATATTTATTTAATCCTTAAAAAGGATAAACTAGTATAAAACTTTAAATACCTGCCTGTGTAGGGTTAGCATACATTACTTTTTGGAACTTTGCATGTTCCAAATCTTCTGCACGTTTAATTTCTTTTGCTTTTCTTAATTTACCTAATGCTTCTAATGTAAGTTTAGGAGACCTAGAATCCTCTTCGTTTCTTTTAACGAATTCGTCAAATTCAGGATTGTAAAATTCTACTAGTCTCATTATATCTCCGTAGTACCAGGTGGAACTTCTGCTCCAGTACCAGGTACATCAGTATTTATGCCTAAGTCACCTTCTGGAGCATCTTCTATTCCAGGAACTGCCGCAGGGTCTAACTCAGTATCTAAATTTACCGCCGCATCTGAATCAGGTCTTACTCCGATATTTCTTAAATCCATATTCTTAGAATCGTCAACAAATTTTCTATAGTCGTTCTCTTTACGCCATAGTGCTTCATTATCTTTCATTTCATCTTCTGATAAACCGAGATATTTCTTCATTTTAAATTGATTTGCTAAGTGTGGACTAGCGGCCAATGTGTTATACAAATTCGCTCTTTCTGTATCTAATTGTAAATCTCTATAAGAACTAAAGTTCATTGGTTTATTAAATGTAATAAAGAACTCTGAGGAATCTATCTCAATACCTCTGTGTTTTAAAAACATTTTAAACTCTGTATCCATATCTTCTTGTATTTGCTTTTGCAGTCTTTCAACATATCTAGCAAATCTATATTCTTGAATATATGCAATACCAACTTTACCGTCATTATAAACACTACTTCCGTCTTCTGGTCCAGTTGGTAAGTAAGAACTTGGAACTCTTAGTCCTCTTAATAGTTTATTATTAAAGTATCTTAAATCGTCTATTTGTCCTAGGTTTTCACCGCCTGGTAAAGTATCAACTTTAGAACCTCTACCGTCTGCCGTTTGTGCAAAGAAGTAGTCTTCTAACATACTCATAGGGTTATAGGCCGAATCTGCAACACTAGTGCCGTCTGACTTCTTATTAGGCACACGTTTTTGTTGTACTTCATATTTGACTTGTTCTAAATACTGTCTTGCTTTGTGAGGTGGCATATTACCAACATCAATCATAAACACACGTCTTTCAGGTGCTCTATGTACCCTATATATAATAATAGAGTCTTCTAATAATTCTTTTTGTTTAAATACTTTAAATATAGGCTCTAGAATACTAATTCCAAAAGGCCAACTATGGTCCATGCCCTCTGTTAAACTTACATGTACAACATGTTCTGCATCTACAGGAACACCTTGATCAACACCATCTATTGCTCCAGTCATATAATTACCTGCTTGACTGTTTACAGAGCTCATTGCCGCATTTAATCCTTGTCCGCCTCCATAAGGTCTACTATGTAGAGCCGCTGGATTAGTTGCTATAAGTTCTTCAAAGTTAGGTGCTAATTGTTTAACAAAATATGTTTCAATTTTTTTACCATCAGATTCGTTTACTACAACTTTCTCTATATTTGCAGGATCTGTCCAGTATAATTTAAATGTTTCAGGGTCTCTAATAAAGAATTGATCACCGTATTTTATAGTACTACGGAATATTCTAAATGCTCTTTTATGTAATTCGTTGAGTCTACACCATTGAGTTAATGTTTTACTTAATATCTTTTGTTCTGTATCAGTTGGATCAGTTGTATAGTTTAATTCAAATGGTAATCCACCATAATCATCTTCCTGTGTACCAAATTCTGCAATAGTATCAAGAGCGGCATTAATCTCTAAATCGTTATCCATTTGATCGTACTGGATATATCGCATAAGTCTATTAGGACTTCCTGCATATACTTCAGGTAGCCAACTGGCATATCTGCTGGTTGCGGCACCGACACCACGTTCAGAATTGTTGCTTTGAACATTAAGTGGTAGTCCACTGTTATCAACAGATGTAAAGTATTTTTTCCAACTCATTTATTAATTTCCTTAATAGTATATTACACTATTTATCAGGAGTTGTCAACTATTTTGTGGGATATTGAATTAGACAACTGTCTTAGTCTTAAGACCTGAAGTAATTATTTCTGTTATTTGTCTATTAAGTCTTTTATTTTCTGCTAAGATAAGAGTTAATGCTTTAGTTTCTGTAGATTCTTGGTCTAGTTTATTGATTTCAGATACACTTAGTGGACCACTACCACTACCATTAGGATTGGTCATTTGTTCTAAGTATCGTACATTTAAAGTACTTGTTGTTGGACCTGCTAAATTAGGTGATGTAATATTGGAAACCCTTTGTGAGTTCTTGGTTTTTTCTTTTTCGTCCCTATTTCTTCCTATTGAACCACCAATTAAATTACCAATTCCAGCACCTATAGACGCACCAATGACCGTGCCTAATCCAGGAATTACTGAGCCTATAATACCACCTATTAATGCTCCTGTACCGCCTCCAGCAAGTCCGCCAATGTTCTCGCCGGTTGCTCCACCATCTGAACCAGAAACTATATCATATCCATCTTTTAAAACGTAGGCTCCTGCAAGATATGGTGTAGCACGAGATGCCATACCACCCATTCTTTTAAGGAATCCTTTTCCTTTTCCGCCACCAGGCATTGGACCAACAAATCCTCCTCCGGCACTCATGGCCGCCGCCGCAACAAATGCCTGACCTGCGGCAAAGGCCGCCGCCTGAAAGAATCCTGTTATTGCGGCTGTCACACCTACAAAAAGTAAAAGAATACCCGCTATTGGTAATAACGTACCCCAAGGAAGATTGGTCAATGCAATCTTCATACCTTCCATGAATAAGCCTATGAATTCTCCTATAAACGTGCTTATTGCTCCACCTATATCTAATTCTCCATCTTTACTTAAAGCACTGATTATTCTTTGAACTTTTTCTATAATGTAGGTAGTAAGTTTAACTAAGCCTTCAACTATATTAGTAATAAGTTTACCATAACCTCCGTCTGGGGCAAGTTCTTTAAGTGTATTTGCTA